TATCTCGTTTATGATAACGAAGAACTGGAAATACTTTATCATGAACTTCTTTCACTTCAGTTTCAGTCATAATTCCAAGGTTCTTCATATGAGTACAAAGATAAGTTCCCCCAGCAGCTCCAGCCACAGCGGCACCTCCACTAAGAATGGGGCCAGAATATTGTAATACTTTATCCATAGTACTTGGCTGTGGTGCAGGAGCAGGAACACCGTATTGAGCTAATGCTTTAGCCAAAGCAGCACTATTAGCTTGATCTTCGGTACTAAAAGTTCTAGTAAGACCTGCTGTATCTAAGTTATTAGCATTATTAGCTATATCTCCAATTCCTGTAGCTGCCGTATCTGCATTGGCGATAGCAGTTTTACCCAACAAAAGATCAGAATTAGCCGTAAGTTGTGCGCGATCATTAGCTAAAGCTTGACCAAATCCGCTAGTTTCTAACATACCTGCTTTTTGTGCCGAATTAGCAACTCCTGGTATATCAAGATTAAACTGTTTATCATTTTGCCCCGCCAATAAAGTTGCAAGATCATTAAGATTCTTACTTCTAGATGCTGTTTGTGTATCAAGAGCAGTTTGAGAAGTTTGCGTCTCTTGATTTTTAAGAGATTGCACTTTAAAGGCATCTTCCGCTGCTTGTAATGCAGCAGGATCAGCAGCATTTTGATATGCTCCAGTTCTTTGTAGAAATTGACTCCAGCTCTCACCAGGAAGTGGACTATGACCTAATATTCCTTGAGGATTGTACTGATTGGGTGCCATTACTGGCTCTGTACTAAATGATCCTGCCATAAATTAATCCTTGTTAAGTAACTGGTTTTTCTGTTTTTTTAACTTCGTTTGTTTTTTCAATCTCTGCCATTGCATCTTTATAAAACTTTTTAGCTTCTTCAAGTTGTCCCGCCAAAAAATACATCCTAACTTCTAAGTCTTTAATTTCCATTTTCTCTCTCCTTTTATCTTATACGTCTTGCTGAAATTAGACCGCTGTCTCCTTGAGGAGTACCAATTGTAAAATTCCACCTCATTTTTAAATACACTGTTGTAGTTGTAGATACTGACACTCTAAAAATTGGTATAAATGGAGTATAAACTTCAGTTCCAGTAATCGTTTGCGCCCAAACTATTGTGTTATAACCCACAACATGATCTGTAGTAGTGTTTCCTGAAGATAAAGATAAAGCTATTTGAAATCCAGTATTAGTACTTCCATTTGGGTCCATTTCAATACCACCAGAAATATCCCAATCTCCAGATGTTAAAGATAACGTTGCATAATCTTTAAATGTACCTGTTCCAGAAGCTGCTACAACTCCTGGATTAGAAGATTGAAGAAATTCACCTTTAAATCCTGATCTTGCATTATCATTTGTTTGCGTTCCAAGCAAATCAACAACAGAAGAACACAATCCCTGACCTTGGGCGCGATTTGATTGTCCAACATTCCAACCTAAATTAGCAGAATGCCAACGGGCGTATGAACCAGCACCAGAACTTGTACCATTAGCTGTCGTTTGCCAAATACCGTATCGATATGTTGTACTGCCAATACTTGCATTTGTATAGGATTTAATAGGACCTTGAGGCGGAATTACACTAACCGTATTACCTACTATTTCCATCGCCATTGAATAAACTGAACCGTCTCTTGGAATAGAATGTACACCTGATAGAATAGTAGTTGGGGTTCCAGTTACATATTGAACTAAATCCCATCCTTGAGGTGAAAACTGTAAATGGAGCATGGTACTTAAACCAATTTGAGCTACATCAGCAATTAAAGCATTTACTTGTACGGTAATATCATCTGCACCTGTACTAGGTAAGTATGAAATTGCACCACTTATACGAGTAATTTTACTACCATAATCTAAAGATGCATATGTATTATCGGTAACAATATACATACCGTTGGATATTGCTGCTGTTGTGGCCCCTGCCCCTGATAATACCCATTGTGTGTTAGTAGGTGTATAATCACCACTTAAAGTCCGATCTGATCTGTCAAAATAATCAAATATTTGAGTACTTCGTATTCCCACGCTACTATCACCAGGGGCAGTTGCTTTCAAAGTAAAGGTAGAATCTGCTCGAACGTCTGGAATTGTATAAACTCTTGAAGTTGCTGGTGCCGTAGATGAAATTGTTACAGTGTTTGAAGTTCCAAGTTGTAACTGGTTAGTTGCAGCCGTAATAGTGACTAATCCACCAGTAGTAATTGTTAAAGAATCATTTGTTCCTATAGTTGTACTGTTACTAATTTTAAATTTACCGGAATCTCCTCTGTCAACTCCAATTGACCAAGAACCAGATGCTCCATTTGGATCAAAAGCAATAAATGAACTTCCTTGACCTTTTAATAACATTTCTGTAACTGCAGTACTGGATGCTTGTGTATTTGTGAATAAAAATTTCATTGTTCCAGCAACAGCATCGGTAAATGTAAAAAGATGATTAGTAGAGTCAATTGTTAAAAGTGAGGTGGCAGAAACAGCAGTTGAACTTGAAGCATAATACGCTAAATCTGTAATTGTCCCACTATTTACCGTTCCACTACCAGATTGTGAAACCCAACTTAATACTCCTGATCCATCTGTCTGTAAAATCTGTGCAGGTGTTCCATCATCTACAGGTAATGTTAAAGTATACCCGGCTGCAATAGATGATGGTGCTTGAAGTGTAATAGTATCTGTACCAACTCCACTTTCTTGAAATATTAGACTCGTTTTAAGATAAGCACTTCTAAATTCTTTAGTGGCAGATCCTAAATCAATTGCATTATCTGACGCAGGTAATAGACTTGTATTTAATGCTACAGAAGCTAAATTATCAAGCGCAGTTGTAGCACCTGTTCCTGCACTAGTACTCCAAGTTAAATTTCCACTCCCATCATTCTTTAAAAATGTGTTTGAGGAACCTTGAGTTCCAGGAAGTTTAATCGCGTAGCTACTAGTGATTGCTGAAGGAGCTTCAATGGTTATGGTATCAGTTCCACCACCAGTTTCTTGAAAGGAAACATCGCCAGCGATATATACATTACGCCAAGTCTTTGATGCTGATCCCAAATCAATACTATCTGTAATTCCAGGAAGTAGTGTTGTATTAATGGCTACTGAAGCCAAATTATCTAATGCTTTTGTGGCCCCTAAACTTGAAAAATCAGCCCAAGTTGTATTACCACTACCATCTGTTTGTAAAAATTGATTTGCGGTTCCATCATCCGTTGGAAGCGTCAGCGTCCAATCACTAAAAATGGACGGAGATTGTATGGTAACAATATTACCACTTGAATTCCGTACTTGAAAATTTAAAGCTTTCACTGGCCCTGTATTCCAGAGCATTTTATCTGAAGGAGTCCATACAGTACCAATGGCTCCATTTAAAGCTAAATTAACAAATCCAGCCCCACCGGATGGTTGATAGAATCCTGTGTCCGTGTCGTTAAATTTAATCGCCGTATCACTCACCAGACCAGCGGCTACTTTTAAAGAACCAAATTGTACGTGGGATGATGTACCAATATCTTGAGGAGTGGATAGAACAATTGGATCTCCACTATTATCTACTGAAATTTGATCTGTAGTACCTGTAATGGCTTTAATCCCTTTAGATACCCACGATAATGTGGCAGTAGGTGTAGCTCCATCTGTACTAAGAACATATCCAGAAGTTCCTGTGTCTAATGGCAATATTAGATTGTAGCTACTGAACATTGACGCAGACGGAGCGATTCCAATAGCTCCAGACGCACTTTGAAATATTATCGATGAAAAAGTTGGAGTTGGACTAAAACTAAAAGTAATTGCTCCAGTTGATGCACTAAAAGAACTATTGACATTACTCGTACTTAATGATCTAACACCAGTATTGGTAACAACAACCGTACTACCAGCTCCATTATCTGTTAAACTAATTCCAAGACCAGCAGTTAATACTCTCTCACTAGTTAAACTAGCATCTGCTATTAAAGTTACATATTGTGATGTATTTGGCGCACCAGTTCCTCCGCCAGAAATTAATGTGTTAACATAATTTCGCACATCATCAAACATTTCACGAACATTTGAATTTTCTGCCGCTCCTGTGGGCGGTAGAACATAATGGTAATCAAAACCCACTTAAAACTCCGAAATTGTTTCGAACTTTTTAGCTTTTATTGTGCCATCACGCAGAATAATAGCAGTAATTTCACCGTTATCGTTAATGATTTGAATACCTTTATTAGCATTAGTTCTCATCCAAATATCAGATTTTTCTTGAACATCTTCAGGATTACAAGGCCACTCTCTAAATATCCATCCATTAGCAAATCCAATATCCGAGCCATTAATTAGAACGCTACGAACATCTGACCAACGGTGACTAGCCGTACCTATAGAAACATTATTGTCAGTTATAGGTTCAATAGTTCCATTCGTAAATTTAACTTGTCCAGTTCCGAAGATACCAACCCCAATTTCATCGGCAGCATTAATTTTATAAAATCCTGTTTGTTTGCTAGTTGATCCCAAAAATACGATACCTGGACGTGTAGCAGAACCATTAGCAACACCAATACCACCTGTGCCACTACCATCAGTAAATACAAGAAGTTTTGTTCCGCTAGAGTCATCAAATTTCAGCCAGTCACTGTCTGAATCATCAACATAGGCTGTAACTGTGGTTGCTCCACTAAGTTGCCATTTAATACCTGGATCACCATCAGTGGCCGTATTATTTATAAGTACATTGGTAGTTGCACCACTACCATTAACAGACAAAAGATTAATGTCAGCAGTTGTGTTACCAGTTATTTTAACATTTAACCAACTAGCTGAAGCATTATCTCTAGCATTAAGCCACGTTGAAATGTCGTCAAAACTGGTATCTAAAAGAGCTTTGGTAAGTGCTTGTCCATCTGCATACCCTTTAGTGACTATTAAATTTGCCATTATCTTACCTCTTTAACCTTTGTAGCTGCCTGTCTGCCTGCTAATGTATATCTTGTAACTTCTGAGGCTACATTATCTATTCCTTCAAATTTACAATTAAAAGTTTGACCTCGTCCTAAAGGACGAATCATGTCCGTTGAAAATTTTATACCGCCTAATTTATCAATACCTAAAATAGATACACCTAAAATAAAAGTTGATGGAACAATAGATTTAGTAACTGAAGTTGCATCATGAAATCCATCATATCCATAAGAAATTTTCAAATGACCATTACCACTAAATTGAGACATTACATTAACTCGATCAATTTGAACTACTTTTTCAAGAGAATTGAGAGAAATATCGTCCGTTCGCCAAAACCATCTTATAGGGATTGGATTTATTGGAAGTATTTGAAGATTACTTCCGTTTATTGCAGGTGTTACTTCTGAGTCATCTGTAAATTTATTGTCGATATCCATTCTATAAGTACGTCCAAGATATCCGCCCATGTATACAGTCCCATCGGCCAAGGTTGTCATACAATTACCATTGTAACCTTTACTGTGGCGAAGCCAACATGTATTCTTAATATCCCACACTATTGCAGTATTATTAGTAGTTCCTGAATCCATTGTAACCAAAAAAATAATATGATCAAAACTATCACCTTGCTGGTGAACTGCTTGAACAAACGGAAGTCGGGATTTAACGACTCTATCCCAAAGATCATCTGCATAACTTAGTTGCGGAAGGTCTTTAACATAGGAATAACGAATTGATTGCTGGTCACTATAGACGTGTGTACCATCGGTAATTCTCATCCGGCCTTGAGGAGTAATGAAGTACACCAATCCATCAATTCCTATAGCCGCATGTTTACCAACACATCCAACTTCCTGAAATAAAGGAAATACTGCAAAAGGATCAGCTCTACCAACTACCTGATAAATCGAATTACGTTTAAAATATAAAAAAACATTAGTAGCAACTGGAATACAAGTAATTAACTCATCACCATCTTTAGGAGACGGATTAACAAATCCACTACCTGACGAAGTCCAATCTTCTGGATCATTAAGGATTGAATAATATAATTTAGATGGGTCTGTTGCTGTATTACCAATCCACGCAACATTATTCCATGAAAAACCAAATCTCCCATTAGGAGGAGTACCAGCTAATAAAGCCCCGGATGGTGACGCTTCTGTGGAAAAGTCAATTTTAAAAGGTGCATTACGATTTTGCCAAACTCCGATGGTTTTATTCTGCATTTTAAACATCGTAATAATATTATCTTGGCCTGTACCGGCGCTTGTTAGTGTGTATCGAATAGTGTGCGTAGAAGTGGCTAAATTATGAGTAAATACAGAAACATCAGCTCCAATAGTCGTAGCCCATATTTCATACTCTAAAGTTGCAGTTTTAAATGATCCAATACCTTGTACAGCATTAGTTAAAGAACTGATATCACCACTATGAGGTTCTTCTGCATTACCTTGACGATTTTTAAAACCTCCTCCACTAGGAAGAATGACGATATTATCTAAATCAAGAGCTTCTTCTGGCGTTAAAGAGGTTGCGCCCTTAGCTCCAGCATATCCACCTTTAAAACTTCCAAAAGGGATTTCTTTTAACGGATTTTGATTAAGTTGCATTATGGTTGTACTGGTAAGTCGTAGTAGCCAAGTGCATTATTCACACCTGACAGGTCAATATCATAGGCAAGCCTCACAGCAATATCTTCAACGTCCACATGATTCTTTTTCATGTCATTGTATAGTGTATTGTATTCTGCCTTGGCTGCACTAATTCTGGTATCGTCTAAAAATGTAAATCCGTAGGTTGAAAGAACATCCCAAACAAGAATTTCATGATAGGCTTCTGGAATAATAGGAATATCACTATCACTCACCATTTCTGTGATAATTTGATATCTACGAACATTTAAGTTCATGCGGACATTAGGAGTGGGGAATAACTCCATCTTATATTGTCGATTTGAGTCAATACCGATAATACTATAAAACCTCGGTCGATTAGTTTGCTGTCTATAGGCCAAATACTGGTCTAAAAGACGAGCAGGGACATACCGCAAAGCTGTATTCCAAACACGGTGCTGACTAATATTAAGAATCTTACCTGTATCCGCAGGAAGAAGATAATACACCTTCCGTAGCACATATTTAAGCACAGAACTAGTAATACCCACAAAAGGAACATCTAAAATAGCGGTCGTAGAACCTGCCGTGTGAGTAGCAATTTCGTACCAATCACCAGAATCTGAAAATTGGATAAAATACCCTGCAACTGAGGCGGTTGGCCCACTGGTGAAGGTAATTGTGGTACTATCTGTAGTGGCTGTGATCGTGCCTGTGGATATATCTGGCACCGTCTGGACAATGGAGTCATTAATTAACCAATTCCAACTTTCCTTGGCAGCAAGGGCTTTATATCTAGCATTTACCCATGCTTTAAACTTATCTTCCATTGTAGCATTATCATCAGGAGTACGGTCAATACTGGACATACCCATGAGTTCTGCTATTCTTTGTCTAATCTGTAAATAGGTCATTTAGGTACCTTTGATATGGTTTAATATATAAAATTGTGGGGTTTTCATACGTTTATACAGATAACCCCAAACTGTCTCTCGAATTAGCCTTTGACAGGCCGTGGTTCTTGTTTAACTGCACGTCCGGCTCTAGCTTTGGCCATCTTCTCTTTGGCTTCTGCTTTTTGTTGAGCTTCATATTCTGCAACAGCTTGTTTCTTAATAACCTCAACGTCTAAAGAGGCTGTGGTGCTACCCGCAACCGAAGTTTTATCCTCGGAGGGAGAGAGAGCAGGTAACACCACCCTCGGAATCTTTGACAATTCCAAAGCAGCGGCTCCTGAATCCATAGGATCAACTGAATTGACCACTGGTTCTGCTGGAAGCCGATTAAATGGGAATACACCTTTAATATAACGATCCAAAGCAAGGAAACGGTTCTTGCCGTGTTCATTCTCAAGATCAAACACAATACCGCCATCGCCTGTTTGACTAAGGCGAATTTCTGGAAATAGGGTCATAATCTTTGCTTGTTTCGTATCTGGAACATAGTGTTGGGCTTGACCTTCTCCAACACAAATACGAGGGTACTGAAGTTCATACAACATTTCTTCTGGCAGATTATCAATATATAATACTCTATCGGTAAATCCACCACGAATAAGTTTAATTAACACATTTTGTAACAATTTCATTTGTCTCTCCTATCTTTTAAAGCACTCACATCAAGATTTGATTGCTCTAATTTTTTGTGAAAATCTTTTTTGGTTATAATAGGTGAATCACCTATATGACCTAGTTCAGGTTTAGGGGTGTACCACAACTCAAATCCCATTTCTGCTGCATTTATAAAGAAAAAGAAATCTTCCGAGCAAATCCCAGGTAAAAATTTAAACCACGGTCTATCCATCATTTCAAACACGGACCTATGGACTAAAACACATCCAAATCCTGCTGCGTGCGCCTTACTGGGTTCTTGTTTATCAGGATGAGGGAATAGAAATGATCCTACATATTTATTCTTTTTAGCTCTAACACTATCATCACAGGATTTCCCACCATTCTGCAATTCATCACCTCTACTCCACAGGACAGGGAAATTTAATCCTTTTCGTTGATAATAAACACCCGTGACAAGTTTTGCATTTTTTTCTTCTGCGACCTTAAAGAGTTCTACAAGTGTTTCTTTAGAAAAAGTCATATCTGAATCCATCCAAAATATCCAATCAGTAGATGTCGCAAGAAAACCTTCAACTAAACTGTTTCTAGCATCATCCACTATTTGACGATGTGTAACACCAATATCCTGAATGTTTATCCCGTTAATAGCAGAATAGTTTACAAGTCCTAACATACTTTGTAGTACCCGATGGTCAACTGAATCCGCTATTGGTATTGCTATACTAACATCTTTTTTTATCATAAACTTTCTCTCCAAAGATTATGTATTTCATATCTGTAAAAAATCGTCTTAACTTGAGATTTGATGAACTTTTAAATTTTTTAGAGCCACAGTAACAATTCTCCATAGGACTTTCTATAAGTTGCCATTCATCATATACTCTCCAACAATCTGCACATTTAAAATATCTCATGGAAGTTTCACAAATAAATATCTTTCTTCACTCGCAATATTTCGTAAATGTTGTATCATAAACTTAAGTAAAGAAGGCCATGCGAGCATTGTCCACCATTTAACACATGGCCGCACATTGTATTCAACCATTTTAAGTTTGGTTAAATCTTTGTATGTCTTATATTCATGATAAAAGGTTAAATTAGCACCTGCTGTCGGATTTGGCCCGACGCCATCAAAGGATCGTAGACCGATACGGTTTATGTGATCCCTAAAGGTAAATGCAGTATCAGAAGAAACGGGAGGTACAAATATCTCTAACTGTCCTCCGGGTTTAAGTATTTCGGCCATTTCTTTTAGCGTTTCAAACCAATTAGGAACGTGTTCTAAAACATGATTAGCTAGAATAAACTCAAAATCTGTTCCAAATTGCGATAATGATTTATTATGGTCACGGACAATAACATTGTCACCAGGAGCAATATCCACATTAAAAACATTTGGTGCTTTATAAACAGATTTACCACAACCAAAATTAAGGGTCTTTTTACCGCCAAAATCATTATTCGGATGGTATTTGTAGTATGGTTCAGATGGAAAATAACCTGATTCTGCTTGAAAACTTTTAGGGAGACTTTTAAAGTATCTCCATTGATTAAGATTGTTTTTATAGTGCTTGAATAAGTTCATGCCAAGCATGACCAACCTCCTCCCAAGATTTAATTCCAATAGGAGCTTCAAGCGATAATTGTTTATGTAAAATATGATCAATTTGCAAAGTGCAAACCTGTCTAGTGTATTCAACAACCCATGAATGAATATCGTGTGGATTCCACAAACTTGTTAAAAGTCCACCCTTATCTAAAAATTCTTTATTTGAACCTATATGACTTGCCACAACAGGCAATCCGCAAGCTCTGGCTTGAATTAATAAATTACTACAAATCTCAGGGTAGGTATTTGGCATCAATAAGGCCCACGCTTTCTTCATAAGATGAGCTAAAACTGGTTGAGTTGTTGGAGCATATACATGCGCTCCTTGTATACTCATCATTTTTAAAAACTCATTTTGAGCATTGGTATTATCAATACCATGTAATTTCTGTGAACTATAAATTCTTAAATCAACATCAGGATTGTGTCTTTTTAAATTCTCATACACCATTGGATATGCTGTATATCCTTTGATAAGTGCGGACGCAGAAATAAATAGGTTTGGATTACGTTGGTCATAATTACCAG